GCAGTATTAGCTGCTTGTAAAGTTGTTATAGCTGATGCATAACAATCTTCATCAATAACTGCACTTGCTGCTGTTTCAGTACCAGCAATAGTATACTTTGTAGTTCCATTATATAGACCTACATTAGCTGCTAATGTTGGTGAACCATTTGAATCAAGGTCATCATTATAAAGTTTTATTGACATAACTTTAGCATTAGATGGAATTTCTGCCATCATAATTACATCATCATTGTCAATATCACCTGTACCTGCTGCAATAGTATCAGCAAATACTCTCATCTTGCCATGAACACTTCCGACTTCGGAAATGACTCTAGGAGATGCATCTAAGTTTGTAATCTCTACAGATTTAGCTGTTGCCATGATTTACCTCCCTATGACTCTGTACAAGCAACTTCTACAACTTTTTCGTCTTCTACTCTCGTAGCTCCGATTGTCATTGATAGAAATACTTGTGTTTCAATATCTCTGCCAAGTGCAAGACCTATTGCAGATTGACAAAAACCAAGTACAGAACGATTTCCATCGCTATCTGTGCTTAGTCGTTCACTTCTAATAAAGTTAAATCCCAAAAAGGTATCTAACTCACCTTGTACTAATGCTTTAACAGAATTAAAATCTGCTGAAGTTACATTTGTTACTGCTAGTAAATCACTAAGTTGCTTAGCAGACACAACCATATATCTTGGCTCGTCTGGGTCAGTATCAGCAGCATCTAAAACTTCTTTAGCACTAATTAATTTTGCTAGTGTTAATCCAGCAGAGCCATGTACAACTTTTTGCCCTGATGGTAATGCTACAGTTGATCCTCCAGCTACACCACCAAATGCATTTCCACTTGCAGCAGAAATAATTGCATCATCCATTGCTCTACCCATAGCCCAAGCACCACTCATTGCATACTCAGATTGTGGGGAAATTAACATTCTAACTTTGTCCTCTTGGTCAATCAGATCAGCCCAATCATAATCATCCATAGTAACTTTCCTTCTTGAGTGAGGGGTATCAACTCTAGGGGTATCACTATGTCTTGATGTTCTCTTAAGAGCAGCAGTATCACCAATTCTTTCAAAAAAGTGAGATTTACCTGTTACAGTTTCTGTTCTTACTGCATCTCTTAATCTTGAACCTTTCTGTTGTGCCAAATGGAACACATTGCTTTTATATTGTTCTACAAAAGCCGTAGTAATTTGAACACTCATTTAAGTTCTCCTTAAAAAATTAATATTATTATTTAATGCAGTTTTTGTCCTAAAAAAGGGAAACCTTGTTTATAGTCGTTAGACTTTATGTACTGTTATCCATAAGGGCAATACACATATAATTATAATATCATACTTTTTTAAGAATTACCATACACTTTTTCATGTAATTGTCGCATTTTTTCTACAGCAGGTTGATGATCCTTATGTCTAGGGTTGTGATAAGGATGCTCTGGGTTGCTAAAAGTGTCTTGTATCTCTTGTTTTGCATCTAATGGTGATGATGCTAAAGTGTTATTTTGTGTATTTTGTGCCATATCTTCAGTAATATCTTTACCTAATCTAGCAAATAAACGAATAACAGCAGGATGATTACCTGCTTCTGTATTCATTAATTCTTTTATTTCATTATCACCATACACATCAATAGCCCTTCTTGCATTACGAATTTGACTATCATAATCATAACCCCATTCTTTTTTAAGCGATGCTTCCGATTCTTGTCTTTGTACATCTACTTGAGATGAATACATATCTCCTTGATTTTTTATAGATTCCATTTGATAATTAACAAGACCTTCTACTTGTTGTTGGTTTAAGCCCATTTGATGAGCTACATTTTTAAACTGACTTATCTGATCTTGAGTAAAATATGCAGAATAATCTTCTGGAACACTAACTTCATATTTATCAGCAGCTTCTGGTCTACCTAATTTATTATAGACTTCCATTCTTTCTTCATCAGTTTTTGGTATAGGAATACGATTTCCTAATACTTTTTGTTGATGAACAACTGTTTTTGCTAATGATTCTACATCTTTAAAATTAGATAATGTAGGATCGTTTTTTAAATCTTCTGGTAATGTTGATTTCCAATCTTGATTATCACTTACAGTAGACCCTAATACAGAACTTTCTGTTTGCTCAACAGGTTGTTCTACAGGGTTACCTTCTGTTGTGGTCGTTTCTTCAATCATTTTTTTGCTCCTTTAATAGATTGATTATTCGTATTAAGACAGCTCGTTGACCTTCCTTATATGCTGTTTCATAAGGACAAGTATTAAACGAACTCCTATGGTAATAAGCAGACTTTAAATCTGCTAATACTTCTTTCCCTTCTCCAGAGTCAAAAGTAATTCTATACATTTTTTGTAATTCTTTTAATTCCATTACTCAACTAGACCCAAAGCTCTTGCTGACTCTTCTACTTGCTCTGCACCTTGTTGTGCTTCTGGTGAACCTAATTCTTTAACAGCTTGGTTTTGTGTTAATGCAGTTTGTGCCTGTTGTTGTTGCATAGCCATTTCTTGTGCCTGTTGTTGTTGTTGTGCTCTCATCTCTCTCATTTCTGCAACTTCTTCTGTACCTCGTAATACAGTTTTAGGAACACCTAATAAATTTGCCCTAGACCTTATTGCAACATCATGGTTTATATTATCCATAATACTTGGATCAATCTGTCCTACTTGCATAGCTAATGCATATAATCTATCAATAGCAATAGATTCTTCCATTCTTTGTGATCGTGCTAATGGTCCTACATATTCTACATCTACTGTTTGTCCTTGTATTATTTCTGGTGCAGGTATCAATGCTTCTGCTCTTAACATAATACCAAATACTCTTTCAATTAATGGATTTAAAAACTCACTTTGAAATCTACCTAATGTTGGTCCTAATAATCTTTGCATTAATTCATATCTAACCTGTACCTCTGTAGCTGTCATTTGAGGTCCTTGTTGTAATTGTAGTTGGTCAGAATAAAATGCTTGTCGTATTGCAGTTCGTAGTTGGTTTTCTTTCATATCTGTTATTTGCCAATTACTACCAATAGGTAATGGTCTTACACTACCTTCATTTCTAACTACAGTTATACCAGCAGGTGTCATTCTTACTCTACCAATAACACCATCATCCGTTACAAGTAATGGTGGATCAATAGCTTTTGCCCATGCTTTTAATCCTATTTCTACTGCTTTGTTTAATGTTTTAATATCTGGTA